GTCAGGGTCCTGAACCAGCACGAGGTCTTCGCCGGTCAGCGCAACCAGTTTGTGCTGGTACGTTGCCGTCGCCGTAGTGCTCAGCAACAGGTTGCTTTCAGCCTCGTTGTTGTCGAAGTTCCAGGTGAAGATGCTGTCTCGGGTGGCGTCGGTTTGCACCAGATCGCCATCACCATCGACCTCGCAGTTGATGTAGTTGCCTTCCCAGCTGCCGGCGCCCTGAGTCCTGGCGTTGATCGTTGCGACTGCGTTGCTGATCGGTGGCGCACCGATGTTGACCAGCACAAAGGCAGGGAGGTCAGAGCGCCAGTTGGTCGCATCAACCGACTTGACCATCACCACCCAGGTGTCAGCGTCAAACAGGCTGGTTTCAAACCACTGCTGGTTGGCGTTCAAACCACCAGACGCCAATTCGATACCAGCACCCCAGCTGGCAGACAAGTTCAGGCGAGTGGCAAGCGCTGCTGGACCGGAAACGTTGTACGTCCCAGTGGCAGTGCCCGTCAGGTTGATTGCGGCGCCACCTGCAGTTGCGGCGAGTTTGAACTCAACGCTGTTAAATCCTTCCTCTGCCACGAAATAAGTGGTGCCAGCCGTGATGCCGGTGGGCAGGGTGCCAGCGCTAGCGGCAAAGATGATTTCCTGACCAACAGTCAGCAGGTGCTGGTTGGTTTTGATGCCGATGACCGTTGAGGTCTTGACCGTAACGATGTCAGTGTCAACGTCAAACTCGACGATGTTTGTAGCCAGCTGACCACGCTTGTAGCGGACCTCATAGCCAACAATGTCGCTGACAACCTTTTGGTCCCAGCTGCCGTATTCACTCAGTGGTAGCTGCCAGCTAAAGCGCTTGCCTGCACGGTTTGCGCTTTCAACGACGCTGAAATTATTAGGCGTTGGCGGTGCAATCTCAGCACGTTCCACCACGTCGTAGATGTAATCGTCAGGCTCTTCCCCAAAGACTGCGCTGGTGAAGCTGATCCTGATGTCGTAAGTATCTGGCGCGTGGAAAGCAATCGTGTAATAACCCGTAAGCGGAATGTCAGCCAGGAAGTAGTAGCCATCATTCCCAGGGGTTTTGACGCCGGGGATCTCACCACCTTTGAGGTTGCGCGGGCGTGCCCAGCACCTGAAACCAGTAATCCGAGGCAAGATCGGACACGTTCCAGGATCAACAATGATCAGCTGAGTGCCGTCAGGCTGGTTGGCGTGGGTGACGGTGGCGCCAAAGTCGGCATTACTAAGATCAGGGATCGCGTCGAAATTCGCAACGGTTACTGCGGTGAACTCGCTCTGACGGCTTAAGCGATCAAATGTCGCGGCACGGAACTCGTAGCCGGTGCCATAGACGTGATCCGGCAAGCTGATCGTGGCATTAGTAACTGAGGTGACTTCAACCTCATTCCATTGAGCCGCTCCGGTTTGGCGCCACTGATACCGATAGCCACGAATCAATACGTCGTCTGCACCGTTGCGCTCAGGTGCTTGCCAGTTGGCATTGATCTGAGTGCGACCGTTGTTGTACGCCAATTTGGCGGAAAGGCTGACAACGGCTTGAGTTGCTTCAAGCGTGAAACGATCCTTGGGAATTGCAATCGGTAGGTCGTTATCGACGTAATCAAACTTGCTCGCGTTGTACTGAACCGCCTCAACTTGGAAAATAAGCGGTTCGACCTCAGTGATTGCAATAATCTTGTAGAGCGCGGCCTGCATATCAGACCACTCCAAAACCCACAAGGCGTTGACTTGGCTGTCAACGTTGCCATCGACAACAGCAGTGGTCGTCCCAAGATTGTCAACAATCGTTTGGCCTTCAATTTCGTCACCGTCTTGAGTGACCAAAACGTCAATTCCGCCTTGAGTGGCCAGCGAACGCAATTCGGCTTCGCTTTGGTCTTGCGATGTGCTGATCAGATTGTGGACGCTCAGCTTGGGGCGTTTAGTAATTGTGTTGTCAGGGTTAGTGACGGTTTCTCCGTCAGGCACTACCAGCGTCAGGGTGTAATCAATCGCGTCGTTCAGGTTCAGAACGGCGTCAAGTTTGATGTTGTTGCCGCTGATTTCTTTGATGCGACCACCCAAGCGCTGACCCTGCTTCATTGGATCGGCAATTTGGATGATCTCGCCAACGCCAGCAGCTAAGCCCTCCGCACCAATGCGGAAGCTAACTTTCTCTGTTAAATACCGACTAGAGAAAAGCGTGTGCTTTGCTGCCCGCAATGCCTGACCGCGTGAGGTAACACCAAGCAGGCGCAAGTCGATCGGGTTGTAGCCGAATGTTTCTAAAAGTGCATCGTCTTGCTGATATTCAGTAACGCTGGAATACGCCTGGTTGGGATCATCCCAGTTAGCTAAAACAACAGACTTACGGGCGCCGCGTGCTGTGCCGCTATAGGTGAAACAAGGCGCGGTAACCTGCCCAGAGTCGTCAACCTCTTGAATAACGTTGGCTTCGCTGAATTGCTGAACCGGAAGCTGTGCGCGGTCTTGCGTCAGGAATAGTTGGCCTTGGCTGTAATAGATCAAGCCCCGAAAACACGAAGCAAGACCATTGAGCACTTCGTAGACACTGCCTGCATTTTGCAGGTACACATTGCAGGTAAAACGAGGCTCGGTCCCGCCATTACCGTCAGGAACTAATTCATCGCAATACTGGGCCACGGAGTAGAGATACCACCGGTCAATTGAGATGTTGGAGACATAACGCGCTACACCAAAGCGGTCATTAACAACAATGTCCCGGAAAATCCACGCTGGATTGTCTGTCCAAGCAGTTGTAAAGGTGCCATCCCAGATGCCCGTGTAAACGCGAGTTGTGGGGTTGTAGTTGCTTGGAATTTGAACGCGTTTGCCGCGCAGACGGACGGCAACGTTTGGAATGCTGTTGAACTGACGGGCGTCAACCTTCAGCGCCAGCAGAGCAGTGTTGGGGTAGGCAAATTTCTCGTCGATGATCTCAACAAGGGACTGCCACCGCGTTTGATTTGCGACAAATCCGCTGCTGTCATCACCCGTCAAACGAGTCAGGCGAATAGTCCAAGGCCCAGTGCCGTCTAGATCAAACTCGTAAGCACGTTGAAACTGACTGTTTGATTTACCACTAACTGTTGGAGAATCAATCTCAACGTATGAACCACCATTTGCAGATACTTCAATCTTGAAACTGACGCTAGTTGCAACTACGTCGCCGTTATCTCTGTTCTGAGCCTGCAGTGCAGGGAACGTCATAATGATGCGGCAGCGCTCCACATCGGTGTCAGTAATAGTCCGGGTGAGAGCACCGGCAGCAACAGTCAGATTTGTATTTACGCCAACGACGTTTTCGGTTGTACTAAATCCCGTGATCGGCGTCTGGGTTTCATCCGTCCCAGTGCGGTGATCAATCGTGTAACCCTGAAAGTTATAGGTATCGTCCTCGTTTTGGATCGGGGTTGAATCCAAAAACGTATCTTTTGTGATGCTGTTAGGAAAACCCTCGATTTCGCCTTCGCTTAGCGCATAAACCGTTTTGGCAAATGCAACCGAAAACAGGTTGTTCGCTGCAACAGTTGGCTGCCTAGCCGTAGGCGCCGCAATAGTGACGTTCTGTTGAACCGTCTGTTGAACGACTTGTTGGCCGCCGCCACCGCCACCAGCACCGCTGACTTCAGGCAGATCTTGAAAGTCTTCCATCAGAGGCTGTTCTGCAGTTCCAGACCGAAGCTCAGAATCGGAGTCGATCCGATGATGCGCTCACCGTAGAGCACTGGAACAACTTCGCCTTGCTGAGTATTGGCATTTGACTTGTCAAACGTGAATGATTTTCTTTGATCCTCACGACTGCGTCCACTCGTCGCACCAGTGCCATAGCTGCCGCCTCCTGCAACGTTTGGCATTTTTGGAGTTGGCGTCAAAAGATCTGCAACGCCAAGTGTGATCAAACCTGCACCAGCAACCAATGCAGCAACACTTCCTGCAGCAGCAAAACTTCCAACTCCAAAGCTGCCCAAGACACCGGCCCAAGCGCCAGCGCCAAAGCTGACAAAAGAAAGAGCAACCAAGGCGACGCCCGCAACAATCTTGCCAACGCCACCTCGACCAACAGGCTGGGGGGCCAGAATGAAACGCTTGCTCATCGGCCAAAACAACTGCTCTTCATCAAGTCCGTCTGGGTGCTCAGTGATTGCACGCCAACAAATACCGTTCTCCTCTGATTCCAGCAGATATTGACGTAGTGCAGGGATTTGTACGCACAATGCCCGTACAGCTTCAGCTGGAGTTTTTACCGCAAGTTCAAAACGGCGCCCAAAACGACGACCTGCTTCGCCAAGCAATCGGATCGTCACCATCAGCCTGCTCTCCGCACAACCATGTATGTATTCTCGCGGAAATATCCGCTGTAGGAAGTTGTGCCAGACAATCTTCCAACTAAGTGTTGATACAGCCTATTGGCAGCCGGGTCTTCAACAACTGCCACATGATTGCATGCAGCCTGATTGCGAATCCTGAAAAGAATCACATCGCCGCGTATTAGATCTGTTCCAGCAGGCAGGTTAAGAAAGCCCTCGGCGGCAAAATTGTCCTCAAAGAAAGTAAAGCTTGACTTTGACCATTCGCCCTCGTATCGGCGTGGATAGTCGCCCATCTCAACGCCCATCTGTTGCTTATACCAGTCCCGCACAGCTGAATAACAGTCATAAACACCATAATTCCAGGCGCGTCCCAGCAACCCTGCGTCTTGAGACGGATCCAGCCAAAACGCTTCGCTACCGCCGCAGTTCCACACGGCATAAGGCAGGTTCAATGCCTTGCAAGCTTTGATGTCAGCTGGGCTGAAACCGCTGTATTTGGCATGGCTATGCCAGCAGGCTTTGGCGTCGTCCAAATAATCGGCAGTGTCTTGAGCGCTGATAACAAACGTGTCTGGGTCATCGCTGGTGTTCTGGCACTCGACAACCGTGCCGTCAATCAGGATGAACCCGCAGGTTTCTTTGGGATATGCACGTTCTGCATAGGTCCGCATTGCTAGCCGCTGCTCAGCGGTAAGCGGATTTTGCCACTGAGACAGCATTAGCCTTGAGAGTCAACGAGACCAGGAAAACCGCCAAACGGCAAACGAGAAGTAGAGCCAAAGCGCAGCTGACAACTGCTTAGACGTTTGCCACACACATCGTCAGCAACGTCAGTCACTTCGTCGTCGTTGGCATCGTAATAATCAGTTCCGTCGTAATGGCAGCCAATATCACTCTTGTAAATCCACTGGCATTGCTCACGCAGCAGACGGCGACCAGGCAAGCTGCGACCCTCAAGATCAAAGGGAACAGCAAGCTGAAACGTGACTGCCAGCTTGTTTTCGCTGGCTTTCTGTTCCACCACCCATTCATCAGGCCCCCAAAAAGCGTTGGGGTCTGCACCTGGAGTGCCGTCTAAATATGTTGTCAACGTGCGAATGCGGCTGACACTAGCGCCAACCAAATCGCTGTAAGTATTAGTCAGTGCTGTAATTGCCAAGCCCACGTTGGCAAACACAATGTTGGGGCGCTCAAGCTTGCCACTGGTGTTCAGTTCAAAGCCATTGGCCTGCATTGGCACAGCGGTATAAGTGTTGCTGTTGTATGTAATATCGTCACCGTTTGTTTGGGACCAATTACAAAAACGATAAACGGATTGATCAGTCGATCCCGCAGGCAGCAAGGTTGAAATATCTAACGTAAAAAGATCAATAATCTCTGGCAGCTGAGTTTTAAAAGTTTCAGCAACGGGTGGACTTTGTGTCATACGTAGACCCTCCGCAGTTCAAATTCCAGGGTTGCATAAGCAGGGCTTACGGGCGTAATGGTCCAGCCATTTGTTAAAAGATAATTGCCTGCATCAAGCGTCAAGGTCACCTCAACGACAGTTCCGTCTGCAATATCAACCGAGGTCAGCAAACCTGTGTCTAAATTTGCAGTGTAGTTTGTTGGACGGGTGTAACCGTCAAGAGACAAAGTATCAATATCTTTGTACCCCAAATCAAGCTCACCGCTTGCAAAAGGCCTTGAAAACGTCTTGGTATTAAAAGGTGGCGTCCACTCAATAGCAGTGCCTCTTAATGAAAGCAAATAGCTTTCAAGTGAATAGATTTCTGCGTTAGTTAGAGGGATTGTTACACAGCGCCAGGCTTCCTGTTGAGAATTCAAGCCATCAGTCAATACCTGGGCGTAACCATCGCCAAACGATGCGACCTGTGCTCTGTGATTTCGTTTGACGCTTGAAGCCAGATCAAGCTTGATATCGTTGAAATTGACGTAGGTCATCGCAGAAGGCCTCCGCTACGGCGCTCATTGACCAGGCTTGACATAACAATACCTTGAACTTGATTGGCTATCTGTTTTTGAGCGGCAGGACTGAGTTGCTCACCGCTGTTTTGCACGCTGATGTTAATAGCGCCAACGTTTACAGCCCTGCCCCCTGCACTACCTCGTGGAACGTACATTTCAGGCCCCCGCTCACCCACTAGGTATTTAGATCCTGCGGACACGGGACCACCATTTGCACGAGGCATGGCATGGCCAAAGTTTTGGCCACCAATCATGTACCTCATAAAGTCTTGGCGGCGACCACCAAAGTTCCCGACTCCAGCCATCGCAGCTAGGAACAGCGGGTGCATCGGCAAAAACTTGCCGCCCAAATCAATCATGTGATTGGGGACAATCTCACCGCTCTGCCCAGGAACAAACAGTTCAGGACCGCGCTCACCAACGATGTAGGGATGACGCCCCCTAACTGGACCGCCATTTGCGCGGCCAGGGAACAAAGCGGGAAACAGACCCTTAGCTAAACCCTGCATACCAAAACTCAAAAGCAAGCTGCCTACTTGTTTGAGAATGCCGCCAAGCAATTCCTTAAAAGATTGAGCGCGATCAAACACGTTGACCAAGGCGTTGGCCATGCCATCAGCAAAAGTCAAAACAATGCTTTGACCAAGCTTTTGAGTTTCAGTAAGTTCCTTGTTTGTCTCTTTCTGATTTTTG